GAGGCCGTCTTGAGGCAGGTGAACACATGCGTGAACCAGGCCAAGATGACCCAGCCAGCGACGAGGATTGGAAAGAGTTCGCTCATGATGCCTCCGATGGGCGCTCGACATACTCTGTCGATGGGGTGTATGGAAATGTGACGGGCACAAGACTGTCTCGACTGGTGTAGTGAGACTTGTACTTTTCGCCGGTCTCTTTGTCGGTGTACCATTCGTAAAAGACACGGCCGTCAATGTCGTAGGCCTGGCCATCAAAGCGGTCAGCCTGCTTGAACACACGGCTGCAGCGCCTGTTTTGGAAGACGCCTTCGCTGGCCTCGTGCCACTCCCAGTCCTCGCCTGTCAGCGGAACCAGGGGCTCGTACATGGCCAGTTTCTTGAACATGTTCACCGCATAAGGTGCGGAGCTTCCGCTATGGCCCTCATCAGCGAACACCTTCAGCAAAGCCAGAACATGCTCGCATATTGCGGCCTGCATTTCGTCCCTATATGCGCCCGTCCCATCAAGCCAGCCAGCAGCCTTGAACTCCATCAAGGCATGTGCATGCAGGTTACTCATCGCGCATTCCCCTGCAAGCGGTCAGCGACCAGTTTGGCGTAGCCGGCAATGTCAACCCAATGGTCGACCTTATCGGGGTTGCCGTTGACGATGCGGCCAATCTTGTGGACGATCATCTCCAGGGCTTCCCACTGGTCGTCGCTGAATGTTTTGTTGTGCATGCGTGCGTGGTCCGCGAGCGTGCGTTTGATGGCCTGCATCAGTGCAGCGCCGTCCTTGAACTTGCCGTAGTCTTGGGCGCGCTCGTCCAGCGTGCCGTCGATGTCGGTGTCTTCGCCTACAACTTCGCGCTCGTCGTCGTATTGCACCAGGCCGCTCTTCAATCCTTCTTCAACAAACTTGTCCAGAGGGATGCCCAGCTTCTTTGCAATGGCTAACTGTGACGGGCCCAGGCTGACACGACGACCGCCTGCGATCGGCTTCGGTGCCTCAGGTTGCCCTTCTTCCTGCACCTGCTTGCGCAGCTTGTAGGTCATGGGCTTGGGGGCTTTGAACTTCGCGGCCACCTTGGCCACTTCAGCATCAGGGTGCTTGCGAAAATGTTCGCGGATTTTGTCGGACTTGGTCATTTGATTTCCTTTTGGGTTTGAACAATTGCACGGGCCTTGCCTTGACGGATAACCGCCTGAACAAAGTCATGCGCCTTTTCGATGTCATACACAGTGGCGTTGGCCAACTGCTCCTCATGCAGGTCCATCACCAGCTTGAGCAGCTCCCACTGCTTGGCAGTCATGATGAACCTCATGTTGTTGGCCACGCCTCTGCGTGACAACTCAAGCAGCGCGTCTTGCCCCTGCTTGATCTCTTCGAGCCAATCATGGCCCTTGCCCATGATGGCCAGTGCTTCGGTGATGTTGAATGCACCAATGAGCATGTCAATGTCTTCTTTACGCGCTATACCCTTACGGATTTGTTCCAGGGCGGAGCGGTTCTTCAATTGGACATCGACGTATATGCCTGGCAGGTCACGAACAGGTCGCATGCCTGACAGCACAAACTCCAGTGGATTCTGGAGCACAGTCTTGGGTCGATACTTGCTGCGTTTTTTCATGAACTGCATGACACAAAAAGACTTGCACACACCACCAGGATGACCGTGAGGTACACCATCGCCCTGTCGCTGACCAACGGGCGATACCTGCCCAGCAAAAGGCCTTGAATGAACTCCTCGTTCTGGGTCATCTCAGGCGGCTTGCGCTGGTGGGTCAATCCGATGAGTACCTTGCCGGTGTTCACATACTTGCCTGTTGCAGCAAGTTCCTGGTACACCTTCTGCTCTCGGGTAAGAGGTTTTTTAGTCATTGCGCTCTTTCTCCTTTCTGTTTCTGAGCCTCGATCGTAGCACATCTAGTTCACTTGTCAACAACTCAACTTCTTTTTCTGCATTCAACCAGGCGGCACGCCAGAGTCGTTGATCTTCAATGCGTTGCGCGGCCGCTTCAAGTAGGTGGTCTATCGCTGGAAATACCTCCTTGACTGAGCGCAGTTCCTCTTGTAGTTTCATTTTTACTCCATGGATGTTTTAAGTATTCTTCACGAAGCAGCCCATACAGCACCAGGTCTCCGCCGTCAGGGAAAGCCTTGCGCATGCGCCCTTCATACTTGAAGCCCAGACGCGACACAAAGCGCTGGGCGTTGAGGTTCTCGGCTCGAATGAGGCCCGTGACCCGTGGTACTTCAAGCACCAGGAACGGCAACTCAAACGACGCGTTGAAGTAGTTGCGAGACAGCCAGTGGCTCTTGGGCCGTGCTGCGATGTGCATGTCAATGTTGGTCCCTGTGTATGCAGAGAACACCGTGACGGCCAGGAACTGGTCCTTGTCGTCCACCAGGCTGACCGTGGTGACATCACCCGTCATGCCGTCGATGCCAATCACTTTCTTGGCCCAGGCCACGGCCTCGTCGTTTCGTTCAAAGCGCAGGATTTTCACTGTAGTTCTCCGCAATCTCATCTTCAAAAAACAGGGTCTGCTCTTCGGTGAGAGTGTTGGTGATGTCGACCTGGCGCGGCTTGCCACTCGGGCCCGTGATGGTCAACAGAACCTTGGTGATGTCCAGCTGCGCAGGCAGTTCAATGCCTTCCACCAGCATGGGTGGCAGCACTTCAAAAGTGAGTTCTACGGGGAACGTCATCTCGGTTTTGTATTTCATCTTTGGCTTTCTGTTTGTTGGCAGCGATGCGCTGCAAGGTGAGCGACTCTTGGTAAGCGTGTTCAAACGCAGGCAGGATGATGCTGTACATGTAGTTGCCCATCCCAACCTTGTAAAAGGCCGCGAGTTCCTTGAGCATGTAGTACGCCTCCTCAGGTAGGGAGACAGTAATCCAGCGCTGCCCAGCGCGCTTGGATGGAGATGCACGAACCTTGTCGTAGTTATCTTTTTTCGGTCGGCCGTTCTTCTTTGGGCGACCTCGTTTGCGCGCTGCTACGCGTACCGATTGGCGTGCGTAGGGCTCTGGGTGAGCAGGAACAATCTGTTCTCTGATCTTCAAAGGCATTGGCATTAAATTCTCCTTTCTGTGGATTTATCAGTGTATCGGAAAAAATGGGCCGGAAGCAAGCACCGGCCCAAACTCTCTACTCATGAAAAAACCCGGGGCAACTGCAGTAACCCCAGGTCAATTATGCGGCTTCTCCCCAGCTTGGTCCAGTCTCAACGTCCACGCGAGAGGGCACTTCCAGCGTCACAGCCTTGGCCATGATCTCGGCAGCGGCGCGGGCCTCGTCGATGTTCTTGACGGACAGCGCTACCTCGTCATGCACCTGGAGCAGCAGGTTAAATCCTGCCTTGTGCAAGGCCACCATGCCTGCCTTGGTCTGGTCTGCGGCTGACCCCTGGATCAAACGGTTCAGGCCCTTGTAGGTGCCCGCACGCTTGATCCGTGAGCCGTATTCGATGATGGCCTGCTCACGCGGCAGCGCCTTGTTCACGCCCCACTCCACTGGCTCCCACAGCGGGAAGCGGCACTTGCGGCCCAGGAGCGTTCGGATTGACCCGCCAGAGGCTGGGTGCTCGATGCGCTTCATGACAGCGTCCACGGTGCCTTTGAGGAACGGGACCTTGCTGTGGAACGTGGCGATCAGCTCGCTGGCCTCGTCCAGGGGCAGGTCCAGCTGGTTGGCCAGCTTGGCTTTGCCCATGCCGTACATCAGCCCCAGGCCGATCGTCTTGGCAGCCTTGCGTTTGATGCCGGCCATGTCGGCGACCATCTGGTGGAAGTCCGTGTCGGGGTTGTCGCGGTAGGCCTGCGCCATCTTCTCCGCCCCTGGTAGGCCAAGAAGTGTGGCATAGTGAACCAATAAGCGCGGCTCCTGCGAGGAGAAGTCATTTGCCGCCCAAATCTCGCCCTCCTCGGGCAGGAACAGGCCCCGCACCATCGGGCCGATTATCTCGTGGCGCGCGGGCACTTGCTGGAGGTTGGGGTTGCTGGCTGACAGGCGTCCCGTCACCGTGCCACCGTCCTCGTTGCGCATCTGGTTGAAGTGGGTGTGGATGCGGCCGTCCTTGGCGCTGTGTTTCAGGTAGGGTTCTAGGAACGTGCCGTGGGTCTTGTTCAGCTCACGGGCCTCCAGGATCATCTTGGCCATGGGGTGCTCGTGCGTGTCCAGGAAGCTCTTGGTAAAGCTCGGCGCGCCAGCAGCTGTCTTGGGGTACTGGATACCCAGGCGATCGAACGCTGCGGCAATGGACTGTGCGGCCCAGATGTCCACCTGCATGCCCGCCTGGCTCTTCAAATACTTCAGGATGTCCAGCTCTTTGGCGCGCATGTCACGCATGTGCATCTCGCATTTGGTGCGGTCAAAGTTGATGCCCTTCAAGGTGATGTTCACCAGCACCGGCAGCACTTCGGTTTCCAGTTTAAAGATGGACTCGACTTCGTCCTTAGCCAGCAGGGCTTTGAAGTGATGCCACAGCTTCAAGGTCAGCGCAGCGTCTTGCTCGGCGTAGCTGCCCACGTGCATGGCAGGCAGCTTCCACAATTCTTTCTTTGGGTGCACGCCAAAATCCGACGCGGCTTCTTTCAGGCCCTGCTCGGACTTGATCTCTTTGAGGTAGTCAAAGCCCAGGCTGTTCAAGCTGTAGGCAAAGCGGTTCTCGTCAATGAGGGGAGCCGCCAGCATGGTGTCGTAGATCGTGCCGTTTACTTCGAATCCTGTGGCCCGGAGCCATCCGAGGTCGTAGGCGGCGTTGTGCATGATTTTGTCTGCGGGCGTAGCCAGGACATCACGAACCCAGCGCTCCACGATACGCTTGTCCAGATTACCGCCGCCAGCGTGAGCAACGGGGAAATAACCAGCCCAGCCATCAACAGCAATAGCATAGCCAACAATGTAACCATCACCTCGAGGCCACCCAGGGCCGAGGCTTTCCATGTTCGGGTCGCAGGTTTCAAGGTCAATTGCAATCTCCTTTGCTTCGCTCAGGTTGGGGAAAGATGCCGGTGGCAGCCACTCTGAAATCCGAGGGAACATTGGCAGCGTTTTGTTTTGTTGCTTCATAGCCTGAAGCCTTTCTGTTCATTCTTTGGCAGCACGATGTGCAGCGTTTGTTTGGCGCGGGTGATGCCCACGTACAGCAGGCGATTGATGTCGTCTGAATTCTTGTCGTAGTCCTTAGCGAACTTGGTTGACAGGTCGGACAGCAGCAGCACGTTGTCTGCCTCCCCGCCTTTGGCACCGTGGATGGTGGACAGCTTGATAGGCACGTGGCCCGTGAGCTTTGTGTTGCGTCTCAAAAGCGAGATCAGGTAGTCGCGGCGGTCTTCACTGATTTTGGTCAGCGCCTTGTGCCAGATTTCCTCTGAAAGAAGTCCGTGCTTTTCTTTCAGGAGATCGAGTGTGTACACGGCAGCAGGGTCCGCTGTGCGCAGCATCTTGTGGCCGTGCTTGATGTGGTCGCCGTCCATGTACTTGTAGATCATCTTGACCACAGGGAACGGCACCTCACCGCCCTTGCGCAGCTTCTCCCAGCCCAGCACCGCGACCAGGATGTTTTCGCTGACGCTGCGTTGCCCGTGGCGCTCGAACAGTAGGCCTTGGCTCTTGATCCACTCGTGCATGTCGGTGAGCATGTAGTTCGTGGCAGCCAGGATGAGCCAGTTGCCGTGGCTGATGTCGACCTGGTGAAAGTCGTTGTAGTAGTTGATGCTGCCAACCTCTTCGCGCGCCTTCCAAACCTTTGGCTGGCGCTGCTTGATGCGCGTCACCACCTTGTTGGCTAGGGCGTGGATTTTCGCTGGGACTCGGTAGGACTGATCAAGGACTTTGACATTACCCGTAAACCCCAGGAAGCTCGCGACATCTGCTCCGGCCCAGGTGTAAACAGCCTGGTCGTCGTCGCCTGCCAAAAAGCAGCGCTGGGCTCGCAACGCAAGTTGCTCGACCAGCCTCCATTGCAAGCGTGACAAGTCTTGTGCCTCGTCGATGATCAATGCTTCCAACTTGGGCAAGCGCTCGGGCTCCAGCAGCACATGCTCCAACAGGTCGGTGAAGTCCAGCAAGTTGCGTGAGACTTTGTAGTGACGGTAGGCGCGCTCGACATATTCAAAGTGGAACCACTCGATGTCCATCTTGGAATTGTTGTAGTGCTCGCGCAGGTCCATGCCGCGAATGCGGGCGATGTTGATCTCGTTGAGGATCGGGTTGTCGGCCTTCACTGCAAACTCTTCGTCGCCGTTTTCAATGGCCAGCTCAATGCCGGCCTCCAGGGCGAACTCGCGGTAGTGCTCCGGCGACATCATGTCCTTGGTGCTGATGGCCAGGCATCGGTAGGCCAAGCTGTGCAGCGTACGAAAAAACGGGAAGTCGGTGTCGGGGTTCAGGTTGGGGAACTTCTGAATGGCCCGGTCGCGCGCTTCGGTGGCCGCCTTCTTGGTGAAAGCAAAGTAGCCCACCTTCATCGGGTGAACACCGTCTGCCAGCTCTTGCTCAACAATGCTCAAGAGAAATGTCGTCTTGCCAGACCCTGGTGGGCCGAAAACTTTGGTAATGTTCATTCCGGCATGTCCCATTCGTCTTCTGGCCAAACCAGTACGGGGGTGTGCTCACCCATGTATGCGCCTTCAATGTTGAACTCAATGTATTCGCGAGCTTCTTCCGAGTCCATGCCTTCTTTTACAAGATTGCTTCGGATGATCTCGGCGTCATAGACCAGCACATTAACCGTGGTGCTGTCGCGCCAGATCATGGCGGGCCCGAGAATGGCGTTGTCATGTCCGTCAATTTTTAACATCAGAATGGGCTCCTGCTGGTTCGTTGCTCGGGTGTGTCAAACGGTGCGTCCTGGCGGCTGAAGCGTGGGATGCGCCAGCAGCGGGCAGTACGGCCTTTGAGGAATAGAGAGATCGGCTCGCCACCCATATCGCGCAGACGCTGCGCCATCTTGGGATGCGTCATGCCTTTGAAGTTGTTGCGAATCAAATGTGCTTCCAGGTCCTTCATGCGGAAATAGGTCTTGGCCTCGTCTTCTTCCGTCCATGGGCGACCCATCAGGATTTCGTCGCGATCCATCGCTTGCTGCAAGTGCGTGCAGAACTCTTCCAGCAGGTCAGTGAAACGCCCAGTGATGCTGGTGTCTTCGGACGCTTCAGTGATCTGCTCGGTCTCAACCATTTCTTTGAGCAGTGCATTGAGCAGCATCTCCCAGTCTTGCTTGCGCAAAGTGGGCGGCAGCACGTTGAGCTTTTCAACGCAGGCCTTTTGGAATGCTGCTTGGGCAAAGAGGCTTTCTGTGTCCAGCTCGATGCGCTTGCCGTTGATGTCGAGGAACCACAGAGGCGGCTCGGAGTTGTACTTGGACAGCGATGACATCTGCGGTGAATCAGGCCCGTGGGCCCCGATCCCGTGTTTGCGTGTCCTGCAAAGCCCGCTGTTGCAAAAGCTGTTGAGCGGTGCGTCTTTGCACTTGTAGCGATAGTCTTTTTTGTGCAGCTGCTTGACCAGGATTTGAACCTCGTTGTTTGGCAGCGGCGGTGAAACGTATTTCAAGTTGTGCTCTACCAGGGCATCGTCCCAGTGAATGGGGATGACCTTCTTCAGGTAGATGCCGATGTTGAAGAGCGCGTTGTTGCGTGTGCCTTCTGGCACGCCTTGGGAGCACAGTGCTTGCAAGCAGGGCGGACCATCCTTGATGGGGTGATCAGGCTCTTTGGGCTCTTCGGGAAATTTCAGTTCAGGGTCCTGGACCCATTGTTCGTACAGCGCGTAGAACTCTTCGAGCGTTGCAGCAGAGCCATCATCTTTGATGGCATAGCGCATTGTTTGGTCGCCGCCAAAATACGGCAGGTTCAAGAAGTTGCCCGTGTCACCACGGTCAACCAAAATCTCAGCTTGTTTGGGAAATATCTCGCGGCCTGCCTCACCCAACAGGGCGGCACTGGCTTTGAGGAACCGCTGCATCTCAGCAGCAGGTATAGGTTCTTTAGTGAATAGGAAAACGTGTGCGCCGCCAGACTTGCTGCGGCACACAACCATTGGAAGCTCAAGGCTTCTGACCTTTTTTATGAGGCCAGTGTGGTCCAGTGGATACTGGTCAATGTCAATACAGCCCCAGATGCAGGAGTTATCCGCCCTGATTGGGATAATGCCCAAACTCGGCTCAACGCCTTCGAGGTGTTTGACCCACAGGTCGTCAGTCGGTGGCTTGCGCACCACGACGGCCTTGCCTGCCTGTTTCCCGTCTCCTCGGGATGATTCAATTTTGTATGTTCCATAGGCGATG